TCCGACGACGCCCTTGGGAGCGTTCTGGTTCATCGGGATGTACTCGCCGGTGGCGTTCAGCTCGGCGCGGACTTCAAACGAGTCACGATAGCGGTGCTTGCACGACTTGCACTCGTAGGTGCAGCCTGCCTTGACCTTGTCCAAGTTCCAGCCGTTCGGCTCCTTGGCGTCTTCGGGGTAGATCAACTGCTCCCATTCCCACGCTTGTCGTGTTCCGCATTGCGTACACTTGAACGTCCACTCCCTGCGGTCGGACTGGTTCCAGAGGTCGGTGATGTCGTCGCCTTCGACGCCGCCCTGCGAGACGAGCAGCGACTTGCCCTGCCAGATGAACGCCGTGCGTCGGGCGAGTGCTTCGTTCAGGTGTCCCTTCGGCCAGAGCCAGACTTCGTCACCGCCGAGGAAGCGGATCGAGCGACGCTGGAGGTTCTTCTTGTTGTTCGCACCCAGCACCCAGCAGGTGTTCCGTTCAAAGCGGGTCTTCTTCCATTGGTTGCGTTCGGCCTCGGTGAGCTTGGCGGTCGTCGCCGGCGTGGCTTCCCACATCGGCCGCAGTCGGTCTTTCTGCCAGTCCTGCGCGTTGTCGTCGACGTCCTGCAAGAGCAAGGTCGGCCCGGGCGAACGAGCGGGGATGAAGGTCGACCACAGTTCCAGCAGGGAGGACTTGCCCATCTGCACGGCTCCCATGACCACGACGGTGGTGATCTCGGGGTCGGTCAACGCCCGGAGGATGGGAGCGAGGAACGGAGTCGACTCGACTCGGAACGGGCCAGGCTGGGGCGAGCCTGGCACCTCGCGCACGTTGGCCTCAAGCCATTGCACGATGTCACCTTCCGGGTCGGGCGTCATCATCGCGCGGATGTGAGCCTCGAAAGTATCGACTGTGTTCGGGTCGATGATCACTCGACTTCGTCGACGCCGTCCTCGTCGGCCTGCTCGACCTCGATGGGATCCTCCGTATCGCCTTCCTTGACCACGGCCTGCTCGGCGTAGCCGGCGGCGGACGACAGACGCTCAAGCATCTTCTTCACCTCGTCGTCGATGGCCTTCATGGCACGGCCGGGATTGTCGGGGTTTACCCGCGCCGCCAGTTTCGTGCCGAGTTGGTTCACCTCTTCACGCACTTGCGCGAACACTCGTCCGAACCTTTCGATGGCGGTCTGGGTGCGGATGTACTCACGGCTGGCGATCTGCCGTGCCTGGAGTTCCTTCTCCAGCGTGACGAGCGTCTTCACCAACTTGTCGTACGTCGCATACGACTTGCTGGCGTCGGGCGAGTTGGAGGCGAGGTCGTCGAGGTACTGCTGATAGGCCAGAGCCTTGAGTTCACGCTGGCGTTCGACGGTCTCGTTGAAGTCCTTGTCGGGACGCACCGCCGAACCCATGCGGCCGGCACCCCGTGCCATGTACCACGCCTCGGCGGACTCGATGGAGTCGATGGGCATCCCCTGCGTGATGAACTTGTTGATGGCCTGCTTGGTGACGCCGAAGCGGCCGGCGAGGTCGATGGGTCGTACTTTGTCTGCGCTCATCGGAGTTTCTTCTTACGGGCGACGGAGAGTTTCGCACAGGCGGCGTCGGACTTCATGTACAGCGAAGGCGGGAGCCGCAGGTTGCGTTGGATGGTCTTCACCCGTGCGGAGATCGCCGCCCGTGTCAGGTTGTGCTGCTCGGCGAGGGCGGTCATCGTGGGAAGGCCGGGCATCCCGAGGGCGAGCTTGATGCACGTCCCGTGCAGCCTCACCTCGGGGCTGGGCGAAAGGTCGATGACGGCGATCACCTTGCGGAGGATGTCCAGCACGTCGTCCTGACTGAAGAACTTGTCGCTCATCTCCGACCAAGTCCTTTCCCGCTGTTCCCATCTAACCGCTGCCAGGCGATTGATGTCGTACCCTTCCTGCTTCGGCCCGCTGCCGTCTTCGTCTTGGACAGGCTCTCCTCCGAAGTAACGATGAGCATAGGGAACCCCGGAATCGTCAGGGCGACGAGGGTCGAAGCCGGTCGACGTGAGTGCTTCGCGCTCCGCTTTCGAGAGACGCTTCCAGAACCTTTTGTATTCTTCATAAAGTCCCATCGTCGTTCTCCTCGGTCGAGAAGAGCCATTCGATCTGCGAAGCGACCGACATCATGACCGCCGCCTCGGAGAGCAGCAGGTTCACGACTTCCTCGTCTCCCTTGGCCTCGGCGATGTTGGACGCCCGGATGATGTTCAGCGCGCCGATGCGGCGGAGCTGCTGGGCATCGGCCATCAACTGCTCGCAAGATGAGCGGAGTTCGTCGCCTGAAGGGATTCGGTCGTTGTTGCGTACCACACGGACATCAATGTGCCTGCCGTGCGGACAAGTCAACCGACCTAAGCGTTCCGTGGATAAATCAAACCTTTGTCATCCCGGGCGAGCATCCCGTGCCGCATGGCCTTGCGAACCTTGTTCCAGGCTTCCTTCTTGTTCAGCGTCTCGCCGTAGCACCGGCCCCACTCGGCGGCGAACAAGTCACGCAGTTCGTGGGCGCGGTATCCTCGGTCGGACGGGATCAGGTTCAGCACCGCCTGGACGAGCTGGGCGGCTTCCTCGCTCTTGGCCGTCCGGGCGGCGTTGAGCATCTCGACGTGTTCCTTCATCCGCTCGGGCGACAGACGCCAGGCCCTCGCCCAAGGCGATTCGGGACGGCGCGGGGTGATCTGCGGACGGCGGCGGCGGAAGGGGAAGGGTTGGCTCATAGGCCAGACATTTAGGCTACGCCCTCACAGGCGTAAAGCCTATAATGGCTTGGCCATTATTTACTTTGTTATATCTCCCTGTAAGGGGAGATACAAAGTAAATGTGTTGCCTATATGTCTTGCTACAATGGTTGCTACAATGGTTGCCTAAGCAAACATAGTAACAATACATATGGTTTTGCGTGGTTTACCCCCATGTTTTTGACGGGGTCGGCGGGGCTTCGCCCCCCCCGCCAGCGGATGGGGGAATAGATTCCTTGGTGGGGAGTCTATACATGAGTAGTTTAATCATGTATTGCGGACTCATGATTAGCAAATCCTTACCTCTTTACTAATCTTTCGGGGTTCAATAGTTTTTGAACGTTCGCCGCCGCCGCTGTCCAGCTTGGCCGATTGTCGGCCGCTTGCCGGCCGTGCCGCCGCCCGGTTGCCGTCCGTTTGCCGCTTGCCGCCGGCGGACGTGCCTTGCCTTGCGGACGTTGCCGCCCGTGCCGGCGGGGTAGAAAGGAAAGGGGAGGGGAAGCCGGCGGACGTGCCGCCCGTTGCCGGAGATCGTGCCGCCCTACCCCGTTGCCGTGCCTATGCCGTCCGCCCGTGCCGCCGCCCCGCATGGGATAGGGAAGGGGAGCGGACGTTGCGCCCCGTGCCTTGCCGCCGGCCAGGTTGCCGCCGCCCGTGATCATTCCGCCCGGAAGCCCCGCCGCTTCCCATGTCTAAAACCATGGTCAAACTTTCTGACAAATAAACGTTGACGTGCCGGCCAGCTTCCCCTTTTCTATTCAAGTAAACCTAATACCTAACTACATGAAAACCGCCGAACAAATCAAAGCCGAACTGATCAGCACAAAGCTTAACCAAGTTAACGCCGCCGCCGAAAAGCACGCCGCCGCCCTTGCCGCTTATCCCGCCCTTGCGGCCGCTGATAACGCCGCCCGTGCCGCTTATCGTGCCGCCGGCGGATTTAATCGTGCAACCGCCGAATTGATCGCCGCCGAACGTGCCGCCCGTGCCGCCCGTGAACATGGGGAAAAGGTGGTTAACTCAACCGCCGCCATGGTTCGCCGGCGGGTAAAAGAGTTTAACGCCCTTAACCACGCCGCAACCGCCGGCAAGTAAACCGCACCCCTCTTCCCTTCCCTACCATGCAAACGATTAAGGACGCATTGACCGCCGCCGCTATTACGTTCTTGGCTTGGCTTGCCGCCGTTGCCTTTCTTTCCCTTTGATCCTCTTCCCTACCATGAAACAAACCCTCCCTCCCTCCATTCAATCCGCCCTTGCCGAAGTCGGCACGATTGCCGATCAGCTGGCCGAGACCGCCTGCGTCTCTTCCCTGCGCATGGACGAACAAACGGCCGTGCAGGACAACCTGGACTTTGTCGCCGGTTGCCTGACATGGAAAGAATTGGATCATGCCCCGGCCATGCTCCAAACCGCCGCCCGTGCCTTTCGGCAAACCTTCCCGGCGGACTCCATTGGATGGGAAGCGGCCGGCCGGCTTTGTTCAATCGCAACCCTTATTCAATTTGAGCTTTCCCTCAATCTTTCCGCCGCCGAATGGAAAGCCCATGTCGGACTTTACAACCCTTCAAAAGAATAAAACCCCTTTCCCCTAAAACAAATGATCCAACAAAACGAACGTCCGTTAACCTATGTCCTACATTGCACCGGGGCGGAGATTTACCTTCCCGCCCTTGCCGGAGATTTGCCGCACGGGGCGGACATGGCCAGGGCGGCGGAAGCTTACGTTAAAGACATGAAGGAAGCCGGCGGAGATCAATTGATTGCCGTCCACGTCTCAATTTGGGCGGAGTTTGCCGCCGCCCTTTCTATTGCCGCCGCAAAAGCCGCCGGCAAGTAACCCTTTCCCCTAAAACCATGCGACAAAACAAAAGCCCCGCCCCGGTGATCCATCCGGCCGCTTCCCTTCCCTTTTATATGCCGTCTTATCTGCTTTCAATCGAAGAGGACGCAAAAACGGAAAAGGGGACGGCAAGCGGTTACCTGACCGGCATTCTTTACCTTGCCCCGGGCCAGCTTGCCGGCGTTGGTAACCTTTGCCCCAATGCTTCCGCCGGTTGCCTTGCCGCTTGTCTCTTCACGGCCGGCCGTGCCGGCATTTTTGAGGACGTGAACGCCGCCCGGGTAATGAGGACGCGCTTCCTTCACGATAACCGGGCCGGCTTTATTGCCGCCCTTAAAGGCGAGATTGCCGGCTTGATCCGCAAGGCGAAGCGGCGGGGATTAAAGCCGGTTGTCAGGTTAAACGGAACATCGGATTTGCCGTGGGAAAAGTTAGCACCGGAGCTATTCACGGACTTTCCCGGCGTTCGCCTATACGATTATACCAAGAGTCTCCGCCGTGCGATTGCGTACGCAAAAGGCGAGATGCCACGAAACTATCATTTAACCTTTTCCTATTCCGATACGAATGCCGCCGCCGCCGGCCTTGCGCTTGCCGCCGGGGTTAACGTTGCCGCCGTTGCGGAAGGGGTTAAGCCGGGGCAAAGGTTTGCCCTTCCTGGAATGACGGAAGCCCGCCCCACCTTTTCCGCCGACCGGCATGATCTGCGCTTTCTTGACCGCAAGGCGGCGGACGGCAAGGGCCGGATTGGACTTTTGAAAGCAAAAGGCAAAGCCCGGGCGGATAAGTCCGGCTTTGTCATTCGCGCAACCCTTGCCGCAAATGCGTAACCCTTCCGGCTTTCAATTCTACCCCGGCAAACGTTTGCCGGCCCTATGCCGTGACGGGGTAACCCGTTCGGCGGTGATCACCGGCCAAGCTGACACATGGTTTTCTATTCCGGCGGCGGTTCAACTTTCCGTTGCCGGCAAGCGGCGGACTGTTTCCGGATATGTGACGCACGATGAAGCCGGCAAGGTTTGCTTTCGTGCATACCTTTATAGGTCAAACCATGTCTTAATTCCTTGGACATCCCACAAGCCCCGGCTTGCCAAGCTCGGGCGGAAACTAATTGCCGCAACGGCATATAGTAAAACGGCGGAAGGGTTGCCAAGTGACCACGCCGCCGCCCTTGCGGAAATTTGCCGGACGGAAGCGGCGGGTTTGACAGAACCAAGCGGGCAAGAAAGCCCGGGATGGGTTGCACGCCTGCTTTTGCGCCGCTTGTGGTGCAAGGACGTTAACCGGCTTGCGTTATTCTTTGACCGGCTTTCCAGGATCCAATCCGCCGCCGGTGAATAAAGCCGGCACAAGCCCCGCCCTTACAAGCCCCGCCCCAAGCGGGGTTTTTCTTTTGCTTAGTGCAAGCCGGTGCAACCGCCCCGCACAAGCCCCGCCCCGCCCCGTTGCCGGCGGTTTGCCTTGCGCGGTTACAATTCTCCCTTTTCGCCCCGTGCCGCCCCGCTTGGGGCAAGCTTGGCACGATTGCCGCCCCGTCCGCCCGTGCCGCCCGTCCGCCGCTTGTGATCAATGCCAGCGGCAAGCCCCGTCCGCCGGCTTCCCTTGCCCCGTGCCGCCCTTTGACCAGGCCGGCCTTGCCTTGCCCCGTCCGCCGGCCCTTGCCGGTGATCACCCGTCCGCCCGTCCGCCCGTTGCACGGCCGGCAAACCCCTTGCCCCTGCCGCCCGTGCCGGCCGCCCCGCCGCCCCGGAAGGGCGGCAACCGCCGCCGGCCGTCCGCCGGTCAAACCGCCGCCGCTTGCCGGCGGAAAGAAAGGGGTTTACAAATCAAAGGTAAGTAACTTACCATTATAACCAAATCATTACCTTTGTTCTAATGTAATAATTAAGGTGAACAAATGTTCAGTAGTGAACGCCCGTTCACGTGAACAAATGATTCGAGGTTTTTTGCGGGTTTTCACTACCCGTAACGTGGCTGTAACAATGAAAAAACCCGATTTTTTGAGTTTTTTGTTTCCCCATAAAAAAAGTTTCCATAAGTCCGCGCCTTTGGATTTTTTGGAAACTTTTCCCCGAAAATTTGCGGGGAATATATCGGCCTGATCTCCGCCCGTCGACACGTCGACGATCATATGTCGATTGGCTTTAATAGCACGTCGGCCAATTAAAGCGGACGTCGATTGGCGTTAATAACGCAGCCCGAAGCCGGCCAGTATTAACGTTTGGAATACGTCGACCCCTAAAAATATTCGCGCCCCTTTTATTTTTCGGAAGGATTTCCCCCCCCTGGGGTATAAATATTCTATTGCCTTTGTTTTTTCCGGCGGTACCCATAGGGGGGATGAACAACACCGTACTGATGACGCTGGCCGCAACCCTTGCGGCGATGCCGGCCGAGGCAAGGGACAAGGCCCACCTGCTGATCCTGACGAACGCCATCGGCGCGGTCGAAAGCGGGATGAACTACGCAGCCGTGGGCGACGGCGGCAAGGCACTCGGTGCCTGGCAAGTCCATGTGCCGGCGTGGATCACGGCCAACCATTGGCGGGAGAAGCACGGCCTGCCGAAGGTGCCGCGCAAGGACTGGCGGGTGCCTGAGAACCAGCGGTCGATCGCCGTGGCCTATGTGACGTGGTGCCGGGAGCGTATCGTCGAAGACGGCATCGTCTCGCCGTCGCCTGAGCAGATTTATCTGGCCTACAGCATGGGGTACACGGCTGCGAAGGCTGCCGGCCATTCGCTGGTGAACGCTCCGAAGGCCAAGGCCGAAGCGGCGGAGCGGGTGGGCAACATCTACCGGGAGCTGATCAAATGAACCACCGACAAATGGACGACGTGGTAACCGTGCTGACGATCACGGGATACCAGAAACATGAGAACCCTCTGCCAAAGCCTGGGAGCGTCATCACGCGCAAGTATCAGGAACGGATTGGCACAAGGTTCGACGTCGACGCCCGTGGGTATGCAATCATCCACACGGCAAGCCCGATGACCGGCCCCATCATGCAATCGGAGTGCAGGGTCGACAAGGTCGTCGAAGACGAGGCTTCGGTGCTTTATGCCGGTCAATACCGAAAGGTTACGATCGACACCACTATCCTTTCAACCCGCCCTGCCTCCATCGAATGAAGCCCTATCTCTGCATCGACCCGGGTGCCAACGGCGGCTGGGCGTACAACGGCGACGGTGCCTATACGCAAGGGGGCAACGACGAACTCGTCGACCTGTACCCGAACCCCGGCACGACGGTGGTCATCGAGAAGGTGCCGGCGTTCGTCGGCAGGGCCATCCCGTCGTCCGCCTCGTTCAAGCTCGGCTACTCCTACGGCTGGATCGTCGGGCAATGGCAGGGGCGCGGGTTCAAGGTGGTGCTGGTGACCCCGCAGGAGTGGCAGAAGACCATGGGCGTCGGCACGAAGGGCCAGGCGTCGACGACCGAATGGAAGAACAAGTTGAAAGCGGAGGCCCAGCGTCGCTTTCCGAACGTGGAAAAAATTACCCTCAAAACTGCTGATGCTTTTTGCTTGATGTCCCACGCGCAGCAATTCAACCTCTGAGTCCTTCCCACCAACATGATCAAGAAACTGAACAAAGTCCCCGCCGCCCGGACGCTCGCATCCGTAGGCGATTCCAAGTACCTCGTCCTCTCGGACGGCACGGTCGCCCGTCGGCTGAAGCCGGTGGTCGTCAACGACCATCCGTACTACAACATGGTGATCGACGGCGTCCTGACCCGTGTGTCCGGCCGTCGCCTCATCGCAGCCGCCAAGCTCGCCTGACATGATCAAAGGCATCTTCATCTGGTTCCTCCTGCTCACGGCGTTCGCCTTGCTCGGCATCGCCACGCTGGCCTTCGTCAACATCCTCAGGGGCGTCACCAAGGACGACGACAAGCGAGAAAAGGCTTTCCTCGGAGTCCTGCTTTTCTGGAGCGTCGGCGGTCTTTTCCTCTTCCTCGCTTACCTCGCTTCCTAACATGGAATCCAACGAACTGACGCCCGTCGTCACCTTCAACGAACTCGCCGCCGCCGGCGTGTACGACCGCATCTCCGACCCGATGCAGGCCATCAAGACCCTCGGCCCGTCCATATTCAAGTCCGGCATCTTCGGCTTGGACAAGCCCGAGCAGGGCGAGATCCTCGCCATGCAATGCATGGTCGAAAAGAAGTCCCCGCTGGAACTGGCGCGGACGTACCACTTCATCCAAGGCCAGCTCGCCATCCGCTCGGACGCCCTGCTTGCCAAGTTTCACCAAGCCGGCGGCACCGTCGAATGGGGCGAGCGTACCGACGAACGGGTGACGGCCACCTTCCGCAAGGGTGCGTCGTCCGCCGTCATCGTGGCTGACATGAAGGAGTACGTCGGCAACGGCACCGCGCTGGGCAAGGACGGCAAGCCGAAGGACAACTGGAAGAAGTGGCCCCGCCGTATGCTTACCGCCCGTGCGGTCAGCGAAGGCGTCCGCCTGATCGCCCCGGAGTGCTGCTTCGGCACCTACGTCGTCGAAGAGCTGGACGCCAATCCCATCCGCCAGGCGTCGAAGCCGGCGTCACCTACGCTCGACCAGATCATCAACATCGAGTACCGGGACGCCGCCGTCGCCGTGCTGCGCGAGACCGGCCACTTGACTCCCGAGCAGGGCTGGGCAGACATCACGCCCGACCTCGCCGAGACGCTGGAGAAGAAGCCCGGGCCTTTCTGGGAAGCCGTCAAAGCCAAATATTTCACCCTATGAGCCACCCCTACAATACCGATGACGGCACCGTCGTCCATGAATTCAAGCCGCTGCCCGACCGCACCCCGGAAGAGCAGGTCAAGGCTCTGACGCAGATCGTCCACCAGATGAGCCAGAACTGTTTCGAGGTTCGCCTGGAACTGAACGACCTGCGGGAGCAGAACGTCGACCTGATGCGGGAACTGCTGTACCTGCGGAGCGTCGCCGACCGCTCCACCGTGGCCAACTACAAAACCCTCATGAAGAACTGACATGGACGAGACCAAGCTCCTCATCTGCCTGAACATCTTCCTGACGTTCCTCTGTTTCCTTATCGTCCACGACAAGAAATAATTCCCACCATGAGCAACATCATCCAAGAAGAAGCCTATAATAATCATCCCGGCCTGAGCCAGAGCGGCGCGAAGGAATTACTTCGCTCGCCTCGGCACTTTCAGGAGTACCTGAACCGTGACCGCTCGGAGCAGACGCCTGCCCAGCGTCTCGGCTCCCTCATCCATCTGGCCTCGCTCCAGCCGCAGGTGTTCGACGCCACGATCGTCGTCGCCCCGGAGTGCGACAAACGCACCAAGGAGGGCAAGGAGATCTGGGCTGCTTTCCAGTCCTCGCTCCAGCCTGGCCAAGAGGCCATCAGCCAGAAGGACGGCGAGCTGGTCACCTCGGTGTCCATCGCCGCCCGTGCCGGCCTCGACAAGTTGATGAAGGACTACGAAGGCGTGTCCATGGTGACCGAAGTCCCGATGGTCGGCCGTGTCAACGGCACCGACATCAAGGGCAGGCTCGACGCCGTGATCACGACGAAGGACGGCCGCAGGATCGTCGTGGATATCAAGACGACCATGGACGCCGGCACCCCGTTCGTCCGGGACATCGCCAACTATATGTATTACCTCCAAGGGGCGTGGTATACCACCCTCGCCCATGCGGACGAGTTCGTCATTCTGGCCGTCGAAAAGGACGCGCCGAACGAATGGGCTTGCTACGCCCTCGACGCCGAGGCTAAACAGAAGGGACTCGCCCTGATGAATTCCGCCATCGACCTGTTCCGCTCCTGCAACACGTTCAAGCAGTTCCCGGGCTACCCCAAGGAAGTGCAGACCGTCTCGCTGCCGAAGTGGGTTCAGTAATTTCCCCCAACCAACCATAACCCAAACCACACATAATCATGTCGTTCAAGTTCAACCCCAACGCCGCCGAAGACCGCAAATACGTCTCCAAGGCCGGCACCTACCTCGCCACCGTGCAGGCGTCGAAGCAGGACTACCTCCCGCCCCGCGCCGACCTGTACGCCCGG